TAACTGTTTTAGACAAAGTAAAGGAAATTTTTGAAGCATCATTTGTTGATTATACACATGGACATCCCGAATTGGCATTAGATGTAATAAAATTACAACAAGATGAAATAAATAGGCTTAAAAATAAATGCGGGGATGTGGCGGACGGTGTACGCAAGGGATAAGCATTGACCCTTTTATGGGCTTACGCTTTGAACTGTTGACCATGTTAATAGACAGGTTCGATTCCTGTCATCCCATTTTAATAAAATCAGCCCCTTAATCGGGGCTTTTTATTTCAACCATATTTAACATTTACTTTTTCAGTTTCAGCCTTTAGCCAATCCTGAGCGTTTTTCAGAGCCGATTTGTCACCCTGGACTTCAAGTTCATTTTTCAGCATTCCAGCACTTGATTTAATTCCAGCAATTGCATTTTCTTTTTCTGCTGATTTTGCCTGTGCATTTAAACTTTTAATCCGTTCATTTTCAATCTGTGCCGACATATCAGCAATATCATCATCAGACAATTTTTCCATATAACCTGCAGGCGGTGCTTCGCCAATATTATATGTTCCCCATTTATGCCAGCCATCAGCTAACTTTTTATAGAACATTTTTCCGGTAAAATCTTCAATCTGATTTCCTTTAATATCAAGCAATTTTCCGGCATCGGCAGCAATACCCATTTTATCTAATATTATCACAGCTTCATCATCAGGAATTATTTTTTCCTTAACCCCTTCAGGATGTTTGATGTTAAAATATATGGCGTGCTCATGTACCAATTCGCCAAATACTTTTTTCAGGGCTTTATTAAGTGGTGCAAGTTCAGCCTCTAATTCCTTCGCTTGTTTCATTCTGAATACATGTTCTTCAAAATGTTTCTTTTTTTCGTCCGGTGTTGCAGAATCTTTGGCTGCCTGCTTCGCCTGTTTTGACTGATTCATATACACAGATATTTGCTTTTTAATACCTTTTATCTGTTTTGCAATATCAGTTTTTTCAATTTCTACGGCAACAATTTTATTAGTTTCAATCGGGTCAATCATGCCATCAGCATTTCCGATATTCTGAATTATGTCATAATCATTTATTTTTTGAGTTATTACAGTTTTCATATTTTCTCCTTAGTAAGTTATTCCGAAATTTGTACCGATTGAACTATCACGAGTTGCAATTCCTGTTCTTGCATTTGGGGAATCATCTGAGTCAAAATCATAATCTTGAGAAGCTGTAGTATTAGCACTTCTTGTCCAATCATTTAAAGCCCCTCCAACTCCTCCAACAGAAAAAGCACCGGCAACTGTTGCTCCTAATATTGAAGCACCTCCGGGATCTCCGGCTCTTGTTGTTATAGTACCTGTGATTTGTTGCATTTGATCCTCTTGCAATTCTGATAATACAACCGGGCCAACTTTATTTCTGGCATTTATTGTTGCTGTGCCAATATTTTTAAATCCAAGACCCCTTGTATCAGGCAACACAAAATAATTGCCTGCATCATCTCTTACTGCTCCAAGAGCATCTGATGTTTTATAATATCCTGAATAATCGGTATCTGCATTTGCTGGGTCAACTCCAACCCATACTTCATCAACTAACAAATCATAAGCGCCCGCCGTATTATCAAGAACCTGCCCCTGCAACAATAACAGCCTATCGCCTTTTACTGCCGGTGTGTCATTTTTTGGATAGTTCATAATTATTCCGGGACCGATTGCAAATGCTTTTGCCATCGCATCCATGAATTGACTTGATCCTTCGGCTTCGGTTGCTGCATCTGGTGTTAATGCTGCCCGTGTCATTAAATCCTGTCTTGCTCCCCAATGGTCATCAATAAGTGCTGCAATAAATTCTGTTCCATCTCCTGCCCCTGGTGCGCTTACGTTGTCAGCCACAATGTCTGGAAATGCATTTGTTGTATTTGCGAAAACTGCTGCATAATCTATCATGATTACATCCTCCTTTAATTTAACTCCATACTACTATTAACGCCGCCCATGTTGCCATAGGTTTATATTTTAATATTAAACTTTTAAATTCTGCCTGCCGTTCATTTTGTACTGGTGCGATATCAATGTTTGTAATTTCACCAAGTGCATTTCGTGTTGCATCTCCGCCGACAAAAAATATTAACGGCCAATAACCTGCTACTGCCGGTAATGGATAAGCAATATCTTCAAGTGCAACGCCTGAATAATTCCCTGCAAGTGCATCCGTTTCATCACATTGAACAAGTGCTTCATCGCATAATTGTGTATAAACCGGATATGAAAAATAAAATGCTCCATTGACTAATAAATATCCGCCAATTCTGCCACAATAGGCTTCTGCTTCATCACATTGTGCATCATTTCCACCTGGTAATACATCGTCACAAGTCATTTGAAATGCTTCATCAAGGAATGTTGCCGGATCAACTGCAGGACTGTTTGCATGAACTTGAACATCAAATCCGGCTGCCTGCAATTTTAATTCCAATAATTCATAGGTAGGGATTGACGATTTATTATACATTATTCCGGATAACCGATTACGTCTTTCTGGCTCGGTTGATGCAGGGACAGGAATCACTCCATAATCTTTTTCAAGGTCTGACAATAATGTTGTCAATAATGGATTTCTTACAGTCCTGACATAATCAAGATTGGTCCTGACAGATTCAGTATTTTCAGCAATCCCTTCAAGCAGATTATCATAATCATCATCTGTTGCAGGCTCCCAAAAAGCGCCTTCCGGCAATAATGAATTTAATATCTTGCGACTAAGCATAAACTATTCCGCCGCCTTTTGTAAGTTCACCTTGATCTAAAAAATAAAGTGAAACAAATACGCCCACCACCAGCCCGAATCCTATGCCCTGACTTGTTGCACCATAAGAGAATAAAACATCTTGAACAATTTTTGATAGTGATAATGGAGTAATTGAGTCATTTCGTTCCTGTGGCAAATCGACCCCGTCAACATAAGGGGCAATGTTTCTAAAATAATTATCTGTTGCACTTAATAAGTCAGCTTTACAGGCTGCCTCTTTTTCTGCACTGACAACAAGTGTTCTAATTTCGACAAATATATTAGTTCTTATAATCGGCTCAACCCATAATGTGGCATCTGTTAAACCTAATATTGCACGGCTTAATCCGGTATCAGGATCAGTATTTATTGCATCCCTTACATCTGCAAGCAATGGAACCGGTGGTATTCCGTCTGCATCAATTGAAGTGGTGCTTTCAACATAAACCGATCTATCACCCGGAAAACTTGCTCCGTCTGCTGGTGGTCTGCCCGAATAAGGGAATGCACGTTTTACACCTGTGACTGTCTCGGACCATATTTTATGATCTGATGCATTGCCACCGCCTGTAACTGCACGCTGTGCAAATAATACTCTCGGTCTGTAATCTTCATCTGTTTCTTCATCTGTTCCAATTACATCAATTACTGTAATTGTTAAGACCGTTTCTGCATCTGCAATTTGTGCCGAAATTGATAATGTGTCTGCAACATCAAGATTAGCCGCCGAACCTGAGTCAACCGCCTTCATTGATAATGTGGCAACATTTAATACGGCTGTGACATCTGCCTGAGTTTTATATCTTAAGCCGTTCGGATCACCTACAAATTCAGTCAAGGCAGGAATTATTGTCCCTGTCAAGGCTGGCAATGTTGCTGTAAATTCTGAAGCCTGTGCAAGTTTCCGCGGTGTTAATTCATTATTTCCTATTACATCTAAACCTGCGCCGGTTGCAGTAAGTGCAAATGCCTGTAAAATGTCATTTGCTGATTTCTTATATTGTCCGACATCCATTCCAGCCTCAACCTGTGCAAGCACTTGAAGGAATGCCCTGTCATTTAGAGGGCTGTCCTGACCGATTGACGCTTCAAGTTGTGCCAGATAATCTGTAAATAATTGTGCTGTTGTTGGAATATTATTGCTCATTAAAACCTCTCATTTGCTGGATAATATTTTTGTCCGATCCAGCTTGCGCCATTTTTTGTGAATATAAAATTATAAGATTCTGCACCGGGGGGGTGGACCGTTAAAACTGTATCAATCTGATCTGCCCGCGGATTTGTAACTGTTACGTCAATGTCTCCAATTAAACCGGAATCCTGTAAAGATTTCAATGCATCTTCTGCATCCTGTGCCACATCATTTATCGTATCAATATCGATAACCGTTCTAATCTGTTCAAAGTTTGAACCAATTTTTTTTGATTCTTCTGTTACAAGATCATTGCCCCAAAATCCGGGCTTAGTAAATAATGATATTAAAATTGCATTTTCTATTCCCTGATCCATAACAGGTTGACCACCTTTAAAAGTCATTGATGCACCGTTCTCTGTTATCTGAACGGCTGGTTCACCTGCGAATCTATTAAACATTATTGATACTCCGTTATTAGTGATACCTGAAAAATTAACCAACTTATCGATTGATTAAAACTGCTATATGTTGGAATTAAATAAAACCAATCAAATCTTATTCTTATCGAAAACTTTAATCCAACTATCAAGCAGCCGTTATATTTTCCTGTGAAAATTTTTTTAATCATGGCACCCTCACTTTTTCAATTTTAGCAGCGTCAATATTTTCTAAAAGTGGTGTTGCGAACCATACGCCAACCGCTGCCTTTAAAGCTGCACCGCCATCAGTCGGGGCAACACCCCAACCAGCACCCATTGCAGTTTTCAAATCTGTTATGGCTGTCTGAATTTCATCAACAACCGCCTTTAAATCTTCAAATGCAACTGCATAATCAGTGCCATCATTAAGGATAACCTGACTATTTTTATCTAATTTAATCTTTGCTAATTTTGCTGTGACAGGATCATCGGTTGAATAAAATTCCTTTTCACCTGCATCAACTGTGACATCAAGATCGTCTGTTGTAGCAACGCCAATTAAATCAGATTCCTCATTTTCAATTATTATAACTTTCCCGCCGGCTGCAGGATGTGTATCTTCACCAGATTGTGTCATTAGCTCGACTGTTTTTACATCATCTTCTGCAATCTCAACCTGCAACATAATTTTAATGACATCACCATCACGGTTTTTTATTTGTTCACTTCCTGTAATTACACCTATCATTCTTCGCTCCACGGTTCAAGAAGTGCGCCTGCCGAATATGCGGTCGGAGGTTTCAAACTGAGCACCGCCCGTGTGCCTTTATTGTCAATTTTAAATTCAACCTTAGATATCAAAAATGTAAATCCCTGATCCGAAATTATCGGATCTGTTGCTGTCACAAGTGTATTAGGTTGCCAATATTTACCGTCCGGACCAATCCAACTATTTACAGGAAAATCTATTGTTAAGGCATCGGCTGCTGATTTGTTTTTCCGATATTCTGCTGCATTAAGTCCTTCACCTGGCAAGGAATCGCCTGCTCCAAATGCTAATAGTCGTGGAACTTTTACATTTTCATCTGTGGCAATTACTGTGCTTTTTGATCGTCCACGCCTTGAGCTCTGACTGATTGCCTTGTAAAATTGATACCGTCCACGCCCGTTATAATCAACACCGAATGTATCAATCAAGGAAGAGTCTTTGACAATTTCACCAATGGATTTTCCTTTTAAATTTGCTTTTGTGATTAACAGATCGCCATATTTTGTATTTGATAGAAGGAATCCTCTTTGTGCTGCAAGTTTTGACAAATGTTTAAATACCGTGTCTGTCTGTTTTGCAGATACTCTTTTAAATTTCACTTCGTCAAAAACTGTCCTGCTTACAATTTTAGTTTCTTTAATTTCAACCGTGTCAGTCTGTGGAACTAATCCCTTATAAGCATCAAGTGATTTAATATTAACAAGTAATGTCCTACCGGTCTCAACTTTTCTGAGCTCTTTTCTAGGTTGCTTAATATCAACACCTTCACCAATTACAACGCCTATTCCAAACGGATAACACTGTTGTTTGCATCTATCTGTTAAGGTAATATTTCTTGATTCGAATGGCTTAACAACTGTACTGTCAATTATATGAGCTGTGGGGCTGAAAATTTCAAGGTCTTTTGTTGTGCCGTCTTTTGATTGTCGCTCGAATACATTAAAAAGAACTCCTACCATTTGAAGCTTATTTCCAAGATAAATATTAGAAGATTGAAATTGACCTCTTTTTGTAGCTGCATCAATTCGATTATTGACCCCTGGTTCCCAATTAAATAAACCGGTAAAAGCATCTGATACTGTATCCATTGACCGCATGAAACGACCTGACAGAATCGGCAACTCAATTCCGTTTGAAATTACTGTCAATTCATCAGGTCTTTTTCCGATCAAATCTTCAAACATTAGATATAAATCACAACCTCCGTTCCCGGGATAAGTAGCAATATATCATTTCCATCCAATTTATTTGACTTGATAAATAAATCATAATTTTCGTCACTATCGCCAAGTGTCCCATATTCTGTGACTGTAATTTCAAGGGGTGACCTGTATTTTAATATCGTAAATCGTTTTTCTGATGATAAATTATAAAATTGTGAAAATAAATATCTTAATGTATCGCCATAAATAGAGTATAAATCTGAATAAGTTGCTGACTGTGTATATAATTGATATTGAAGGTCAAGGTCTTTGAATACATCCTGCATCCGGTCAAGCTCAATAATCATTTTATCAAAAAATTCTGTAATATTGTCAATGGCAGATACGACTTGAACCCGTGTTTCAAATGTTGAATTCAATAAAACATTACAAATTTTAAGGAACATCGATACAAGAAAAAATTCCTGTACTTTGTATTTGTTGGTATTTTCATCAATTGCAGTCAATGTATCAAGGTCTGTTGAGCCAGTAAAATTAGTGACTAATTGATCATAAAGATTGTCATAATTAGTATATCCGGTTGAGAAATCATCTGTTGCCTGTGTAGGGGCTGTCATCATGTCGATTGAAGCTGTATAAATATCAGTTGGATCAGAATTGTCGATTGAAAAATTATCTATTGCTGAATTATAAGCTGCAAGTGCTGAATTGTAGGCATCACTGATAATTGAATCAGTTTCTATAATTGCCTGAAGTACAGATTGAATTGATCCTGATGCACTATTGAATGTATTTATTGCAGATTGAACAGCGGCATATCCGTCCGTTCGAAGTTGTTGTGCCACGATCATTGTATCTTCAATTGTATTTATTGCACTATCTATTTTATCAAGGAAACTGGCTGCTGAATCTATCGGCTGTGCCTGTGCCGGTCTGATCCATGACATTTTAAATACTGTATAATTGCCATTGTCAATCGGTTGAATTGATTCTGTAACTGCCAATAACATTAAAGGTAATTTCCCTTTTGTTGGATGATCAACTTCCCAGATGCCCGATTCTGTTTGTAATGCCTGCGCGAATCGCTCGGCTTCTTTGTTATGCCTGAGTCCCTGAAAATAACATGTAATCGGGTACATCCAAGCCTTCGCGCCAAGATCCTGAACAAATGTGCCGTCTATATTTGGAGGGTCAAACATTCCTACTTTGCGCTCCATTGACCGTTCATCGCCACGCCATAATGCCTCAAATTCACCGCCAATTCCTGTTCCTGTTACTGCTTTTTTTACTGCTCCAATTGCCGAACCAATTAGGCCTGTGTCCTGTGCGGATGGGGCTTTAAATTTAATTACATCTTTTGTTTCGTTTTCCCAACTCATGGATTTTGACCTATCACATTAAAATCGATTCCTTTGGCTCCCTTGTTTTCTGCTCTTAGTGTTGCAGTTTCTGATTCATTAACTACTGTTATTTTTCCCTCTAATGCCTGAGATTCATTTTTTAAAGTTTGCGCTTCATTAGGGGCTGTCGGGGACGACATATCTATTTGGTTAAATTTAGGATTTTGCAAACCTTTTGCAAATGCTCCAAAAAAACCAGCACCTTCACCACTTTCAATTTCCTGTTTTGACATTCCTGATTTAATGCCTGATTTATCAAATGCCGCTTGTGTTTTATCCCAGTTTTTATAAATTAAAACTACTGCGGTCAATGCTGCAAGTAGGGCAAGCACGGGCCAAGTGGCGGCAATAATCGAAGCACCAAATCCACTTGTTGCAACTGTTGCAACTTCTGTTGCTGTTGCTGCACCGTATAATGACAAAGTACTTGCATTGGTTGCTGTGACGCTTAACCACTTTAAGGCTGTTAATGCCGCTGTTCTTACTGCTAAAACTCCCTTCACAAATGCAATTCCTATCATTACAGCCTTATAAGCCAAAAATGCCTTGACTAATGGAGGGACTACATCAACCATCATTAGAAGCCAGTCACCAATTTTATCAGTATTTAATTTTGTAAGTCCTTGATTCAAATTTTGAAATAATTCTATTAGTCTCGGTAAAATTTTCACTGCTATTTTTGCCATTGCTTGATCAAATTTAGTACTCAATACCCTCTTTTGATTCGCATAAGATTCATCAAGAGTTTTTGCAAAGTCTCCTTGTGCAATTTTTGTTTTTTCCATAATGAATTTATATCTTAACATTATTCTTTCAGCTTGCGACATTTGTTCCCACGACTTCCTCATTCCTTTTGATAACATAAAAGCCTTTAAACTTGAAATTGTTAAATCGACACCAAATCTTCGCATTGGCATTGCCATTCCAGTGACAACAGACTGTAAACTTGTAAAGGCTTCTTCAGGTTGCATGTCTCTAAATGATGCAAAATCACCGGCAAGACCTACAATATCCTTTGTCATTTTGATAAGATCATCTCCAGCAATACCACTTGATACAGCCATTGCGCCAAGTGTTCCTGTGAATTCTTTTGCCTGTAATTCTGACAGACCAAATTTTTCAATGGCTGTATCTGCGAATTTATTTATTGTTGCTGCACCTTTTCCGAATGTAGTATCAACAACATTTTGAACTTCTGTCAATGCACTTGCTAAATTTATTGCCCTATTGGCAAAATGTGCAATTGCAGCAACTCCGAATAATGGCAACATAGATTTCATGCCTGCCTTTAAGCTGGCAACGCCACGACCCATTTTTCCCATTGCACGCTGACCCTTATTTCCGAATACGTCAGCATTTTTCCCCATCCTTTTAAAGACTGGGCTTAATTTATCTGTACCGAAAAATCCGGTTCTTACTGCAAAATCAGACACTATTTACACCTCGGGCAATTCTTATATTTCCGGCTGTCATAACTTGCACCGCATTTGGAACATTTTGTTTTTGATTCTGCGTCTGCCATAAGTTCATGCCAAATATTCCACTCCTTTAATTCTGCATATCTTAAATTTTTAATAACATCAATCGATTGTCCGCGGGAAAATAAATTTCCTTCCCATTGCCATAATCGATTTACACTGACAGGAAAATCATGCCAAGTGTTTCTGCCATTGACAAGTCAACTCCCTTTAATTGCTTAATTGCATCAGCTCCAAGTTCAGAAAGTGCACCCATTAAAGCGTATGATTTGCTGTAAAAATCTGTTGCTCCGAATCCGTCCATTTCTGATTTTGCATTTCCGTCAATTTCTCTGTAAACTATTTCTGTTCCTGATCTTGTTTTCTGAATTATTTTTATGCCTTTTTCTTCAAGTTTAATTTGAAGCCGACCCTTCATTGTCCCTTTTACAAGCTGAGAAAATCCGCTCTTAATTGCTTTTTTTAAATCCTTGTCATCCATTTCATCAATGTCGATTTCATAATAATCAAACATCTTTTGTAATTCGTTTTTCGCATTTCCTTTTGATAAAATATTTTCCTGTTTTAATATTGCATCTGTCATAATTCCACCACCTTTTTAAGTTTTAAAAAATTTATTTATTCTGTCAGGGACTGCGTCCTGTGACAAATTTGCATACGTTATTTTTACTTTTCCTTCCTGTTCATATCTGTAAGCCAATTCATAAGGCAATCTTCGATACTCCCCTTGCCCTATTCTCTCTTTTTTATTTGGTGCCTTGACTGGTACAAGTCCAAGACAAATAACCTGTTCATCAGACTTGAAAGATTTTGATTTGTCAATAGTTTTATTATTTTTATCCAACTTTCGACCGTGTCCTTTTCCCTCCTGTGCCCTGCATAATATCAAATCTTCAATCCAGTTTATCTGTAATACTTGTGTCAACTGCTTCGAGTAGTTGTGATCACCTCCTTTATGTCCCCACCATTTGCCCTTTTTTCTGTGGCTGGTGTGTAGGAAAAAACATTCTGTTTGATATGTTTTCTGCGCTCTCCAATTTGCAGGAAATATTTTCCCGTCCCATCGTTCAACGCGGCATACATTTATTTTGTCGATTTCTGAAGCTGCAACAATCTTTTCAATCGAATCAGGATTTGAATATTCATCATCATCATCCATGAAACAAAACCATCCTTCCTGATCTGGTATTGCATTTAATAATCTGTTATTATATAAATTATAAGGGGCATTGCCATAAGCTGGACCATAAGACGACCCCCTGATTATAATATCGCCGGTAATATATTTATCTCTCGGATCATCTGAATGAACGATTGTAACAATATTCTCATAAGTTTGATTTTCTATTGTCAACATCATTCGCCTGAAAAATTCAGGGCGGTTTGATGAACGAATTAAAATATATACCGGCAACATTTATATCACCTAAGCCAAAAATGGCGTCCATGTTTTCTTTGGAATCAGATCAACAACGGCTTCACCTGTATCAGATTCCCATGTATCAAATTTTATTCTGCCGGTTGCTTTATAAACTGAACCGTCTGCGAATGTTATTGATAATGTCAAGTCTGCAAGTGAATCTGCTTTCAATGCCAATGATTCAATTTTTGCCGGTGTGCCTGCTATGGCAACGCCTTCAATTAACTGAACACGTTTTGTTATCTTGAAAAGTGTTTCGCCTGTTGTGGCAATCCCTTCAATTTCAAAACCTGCCCTCTTGAAACTTGCTTTTGCATCTGCCATTACATCAAAACTGACACCGTCAATCACAAGTTTTCCAATAGTTCCAATATTAGGCATTATGCACCTCCTGCGGTCAATATGGCAATTGAAGTATCAACAGGAATATTAGTGTTGAATATTCCACCTTCGCCTGACAAGATACATGGAAATGAAATATCAAATCCTGTAAGTCCTGCCCTAAGTGTTACACTCAAATTTGCCAGTGTATAAACATCATTATACAACCATGCTTTCCCGACAAATGCTTTTGCAAGTGCAACAAGGTCATCAATTACTGCATCTGTATCTCTTGCTTTTTCTGCATCAACAGTTTCGGAAACTTCTGTCACATCCTCAACAATAGTTATGCCCTGCCATTTCTCAAGGTCAAAATTGGCGCGGTAATTATAAGCGATGTTTTGCAATATGCTAATATTTCTCATTGATCTATAAGCATTTGATTCCGGTGAAACATCTGCCGGTCGATACATCGTAATGATATTTTTCATATAGACAGCATCATTTTTAACAAATGAAGCTGATATACCGCCTTTAACTGCATCATTTCTATTGTCATTATCATTCGTCCATCGGTTGGCTCTTGCTCCGGGCCATATTCCAGGAAGAAGTTTATTGATATAACTTTCTTCTGCCCTGATGGAATTAGTGACTGCCATAATTCCGGTTGCCATTGCTGCAATTTCTGCAGGATGATTTTGAGAATCTGGAACCGGTAAAATCCCATTAGTCCGATCATTCCGGTTTGCATTTGCAATTACAAGTAAAGCCGTAAGTGCTGCGAATGCTTCATCTGTATCACCATTTAATGATCTGAACGGTCTGGAAATTTCCTTTTTATAGTTTCCAACAAATGTATTTCCAAGCCCGTTATATGTAGAAATTGCAACAAGTGTTGCAGAGTCTAATCCATAACCATGACTGAGATTTGTGAAATTCTTTTCATTCTGAGCATCACCTGTTCCCATTGCATCAAGTGCATCCTGAATATCAGGTGTGCCTGCTCCGCCTGTCATGCCTGTAATTACTGCTGCAAGCCCGGCTGGACTTTCATCATCATCTGCAAGATTAAGGCTGATGTCAATATTATCGCCCCAATCATCACCTGCTGATTTTGATGTTAATGTTAATACTCCTGCAAGGCTTGTTGCCTCAACTGGTAATGAATCATCGGCTGTAATTAGTGCTGCCAATCCATCTGAAACATCTGTGTCTGCATCGGCAATTGCTCCAACATAGCTGACTAATTCGCCTGCTATATATAAAGCCACAACTCCGGCTGCTGTTAATACTGTTCCTGTAAAATCAACTTCGCCTGCTGATAATGCAGGGGGTGAGCCGACTTCTTTTTGTGGAATGATCCATGTTTCTACAACTCCGCCCTTGAACATTGCTTTTGCAAGTCTATGAAGCATGAAGCCATATCCTGTTTTTCCGCCAACATCTTCAGCCGAAAAAACACGAATCGGAACATTTTCAACAATTGAAGCATAAGTTGTCTGATCCCATGTTCCAATAATTACATTTTTTTGTGCGACTACTTGAGCTGTGACTGCAAATTTTGCATTCTTTATTCCAACTCCGTTAACTGCCGCTAGGTTACTAGGTCCTATTGTCATTTTTTATTTCCCTCCTTACTTTAAGAATTTGATGTAGTGATTCCGGTGCCGTCAATAACTTCATCATCTGCATCCGGTAATCCAACATCAATTGTTGATTCTATTACTGAAGGATCAGGCTTGTTGCCTAAGTCCCCTAATACCACCTCATCAACAAGGCAGGTATATTTTATTAAAGCTGTGCATACTACAAGATCACCCCGCTCAACTGGTGTGTCTTTTTGAATCCGTTCAATCCAACGGCTTGAACTATCATATTTTTCAAGTCCCAAATCTTCATTCCTTGCATCTGCCAAAATCTGAAAAACATATTCAATCAATTCATCAATCAATTCATCAGCTTCTGCGCCGGCTTCACTAATTGCAAGCAGTGCCGCCGCCTTTTCTTCCGGGGTTGCCGTCAATGATTCAAGCGCTGTCAAGTCTCCCTTTGCTGCTGAACTTGCCGATAATTCAATGTCATAATTAACATCATGCGTTTTAGCTCCGCGCATTTTACTTGAACCTTTTGGAAAAGTCCCTTCAGAATATCTGACTAAAACAAGTCTGCTATTGTCTTTTATTTCTGATGCAGACTTTGACTGCTTACGACTTCCAAGAACACGGAAACGGCTTTCAGCTTCCGATTCTAAAAGTGATACAATCGCTGTTTTAATTTGCCTGAACATCATCATGATGTCGGACTCCCTTCAGTCTCTATTTTTTGCGGATAAATTCTGATGAATCCAATATCAGTTCCATGTTGCGGAGCTTGATCTGATGTAAAAACAAATGCTACTTTTGAAGCACCTGCCACTGGTGAAATTGGCATTTTAATATACCAAGTTTCACCGGCTACGGGTACTCGGTCAAGTGACGATATTCGTAAAGTAACAACAGGTAAATTGACATAAATCATTTCACCAGTTGATGGATTCTCCCCGCGCGAAAAATATAGAACCTGCCCGCCAAGTAATTCTGCCGGATTATTTTTAGAATAAGTTTGTTTTATTCCGTCAGGACTTGTAAGTTCAACATTCATCTTCCATTCAGATTCAATGCTATCCTTAAGGTCAAGTTCTACCTGTTCGCGCAAGTTAATCATTAGTCAAATACCGCCGGACCTGCTGATTTATTTTTCTTACTTCTTGATTTCCTTTTCGGTTTTGGCTTTTCATTTTTTATTACATATTTTTCAGGATCAAATTTTTCCTTTTTGTCTGGTTTAACCAAATCTTCATAAGGATCAAAATCAGGAGTTGTAACAGTTTTCGGATTGTCCGGATGGATCTCAATCTTAGGCGGATTCTTTTTCATCAGCATGCTTATTCTGGCAGGACTCAGTGCTCCAGCAGGCACAACTTCACCTGCTGAAATCTGTCTGTTGCTATACCACAACACTGATTTATCATCAACCCAAATAATCATTAGGATGTCCCGGCATCAATTACGTCTGATAATGTCACAAATGCATCGGTTCTTGTTGTTGCAAAAATCGGTGCTGTTTGTGTCCTGATTGAAACCCTTTTATTATCTGCAGTTTTTGTTGCATCGCAGTAAAACATCTGAGGGGTCACAATTGCAGACTGGTTTTCAATTCCCATAGGCATCTGAGGAGACAACATGTTCATGCCAAACATTTCATTGTACCATGCCATATCTGAACTTACAAGCGGCAATCTTTCGGGTGGTCCAAAATATCTGTCACATCTTGCGCCATAATTAGCAAGGAATACTGTTCCAAGTGGCATATATGGTTGCTGAGCTCCGTCCGAATCCTGATAGAAATCATTGTAACAGAATATCCATAGTTGACGGCCTGATGGCGTAATTATAAACCCTCTGTAATCTGCTCCACTATTTACAAGCGGCATAAGATTTCCAGGAACAGGATCAAGCTGTCCGGCTCTTACAAGTGAAAACCCTCTATTATCTGAAAGTGTTTGAATTGTAGAGTCGTTAAAAAATGCACTTGCAACATCTGATGCAAAGAACATTACATTTAATTTAACTTTTCCGTTCTGCCTTGCCACGTTACATGCCCCGTCAATATCGCCAAGAATATCTGCACCAACTGCATTCCATGCAACTGTCGGAGTTATGAAGTTTCCTGCATTTCTGCGGAAATCATAAATCTGGTCAGCATTCGCAGTTCCAAGTATTGCAGGCATATGACCTGTGAGTAATGAAGAACCTGCAAGGATTTCAAACAATCTGACGTATCGTCTGATATGTTCATTGTGATGTTTGAAAGCCAGAGCCTGCATTCTCTCGGGCTTAGTCATGCCGCCATAGGTGGGTTCTCCGCCCATACGCTTAAGAATCTGACCGGCTGTAATATCGCCTTCTTCTTCTGCAAATGGGAATACACGGGCAAAACTAGTGTAATTTTCAAGAGCAGTATTTTTTTGAGTATCGCCAAGATTCCTTGAATATGTGCCTCTAGGAATAAGCTGTGCCGTTCTCTCATTTGCTCTTTCAATGTCAATATCTATAACCTCAGAATCGGGGCTGTAAATTGTTCTTGATCCGCCATGTGCAGAATTTCCGAAAAATGATTGCCATACTGTTGATTCAGATACGGCGCTCGATTCGTCGAACATCTCATCCATGAAACGGGAATATGTGTCATTAGGTGTAGGTGTTACGCTCATTGATATTCCTCCTTAGTTCTCAAATTCTGAGATTGATATAGTATCTTCAATGAAAATACTTGATGCTTCCTGCAATGCCAGCCATGCGGGGCGAGCTTCTATTGTTCCCGGATTAACAATATCATCTTTGTCAAGAGTATCGTCATCAAAAACAATTACTTCATTACTTACAACTGCTTTTCCTACAAGGATAGGTGCATTTGTAATGTCGCCTGCAACAAGAGCTGCGGCAGTAATATTATCTCCAAGATAAATTCCTCTAGGTACAGATTCTCCATTTACTGTAACAAGGCTTGTAAACGGGACCCATTCCTGAGTAGTGGCATTAAATGCCATCACAGTATTTGACAAAAGAACTGTAGCTCTTGCCAGATCCTGTGTGATTGTTCCTTCTTTTGCGACTGCTTCGCCGGATAAAATCAGTGGTTCGGTTGTGTTATCACTACTTGCTTGTACTGCCATAATTTAATCCCCCCGTCCCAAAGATTGTTTTAGCTTTTTGGCTGATGCTGAAATATCTTCAGCAGTATTTACAACTCCATTTTCCATTGCTGTGGCTGTTTGTTCGCCTGGTGTTTCACCTGCTTCTGCTGAATCAGCAGTTGCATTTGCACTTGCTGCCATTTCTTTGATCATGTCAGCATTAACAACAAGAGCTTCAAGACTTTCAAAACTCTTATCTCCTGCCATCACATCAATTGCATGATTCCGGATTGCCTTATGGTAATCCTCATTTTTTGCATAAACTGCGGCTTTTTTATTTACCTCAATCAATGCGGTTGTTACCTCTTCGACCCCTGCCAGTTTTTCGGCTTTAATTTGATTATCAAGCTCGATTTTAGCGGCGGGATTCGAAGCCATGAGTTCAGTTAAATTCATGGGTACGTCCTCCTTTGGTTTTTGCCCGCTGTTGGCGGGGTTAATATTTATAACCGGCTCAACTTGTGAGACCGGAGTTTGTGCTTTTAATCCATATTTTTCATAATCGATTGATGCTGCTACTTTTTCCAAGTCATCAGAATAATTTTCATTTTTAATTTTATTTACAACTTCAGAAAATTTTAATTTAGCATTAACTCTTGCCTGACTTTCATTTATATCTTCATCAACATCAACAATATCAAAACCAAGTAATTCTAGGTCCTTACCGAAAAATTGAGTATCTGCATCCATTAACTCAACAGCATCATCAATCGACAGTGTTGTATATTTTTCATATAAACTTGCAAGCAGTGCAGAAATATCTTCTAGCCATTTGCCTTCTTTATACAACTCCCTGTAATCCCCAGATGCCCAACTTTGTGCATTATGTATAAAATACATTGCTGTGCTTTCAACGGATCTTTTATTTCCTGCAAGTGCAAGAACCGAACCCATTGATGCAGCAAGAGATACAACCCTTGTTTCAACATTTCCAGAATAATTTTTTAATAATGAAAACATTTCTAACCCTGCGAAAACTCCACCGCCTGGCGAATTTATTGTAACTAAAATGTCAGCACCGTTTGCATCATTAAGTGATTTCCTTAACGAATCAGGGGTAACATTCGACTCATTTTCCATTTCAAAATTTGCGATTATTCCGCTTATTGGTATTATTATCATTTCTTCATTCCTCACTTAAAAATTTTGTAACAACCGTAAGCCAGTAAACCTGTGCCAACTATTCCAAGACCTAACCCGATATAAAACTTAAAATTTCCTGATGTTGCAACCGGTATATTTATATTTCTGGTTGCCGTCCTGTCACATAATGCGCTTATTATCTGATAATTTCCCTTGCCTGATACCGGCTCGAAATCTATAATAAAAGGTGAATTGTAATAACAGTTTAATTCTATGTTTTTGAATTCCGGAGTCATTTTTTTGACATCACGGTTAACAAAGTTATTTATTATTGCACCTTTTTTGATATCCTCATTTTTTATATTTCCAGAATCATAAAATTTACCTGCGAAAAAACCCGATATAAATATCACAGCGATAATTAAAATACCGGATAATATTTGTTTTACTTTGTTCATTTTGTGTTCAAGCTCTCGTATTTTATTACTGCTGATTTTTCAACTTTCATATCTCCACAAGAACATTTAAAACCTGTACCGACAATTCCGGTAACTGCTATTATTAAGATTATCTTGATCCAATGATTTTTGATTAGCTTAATTATATCGTCTCCGATTTCACCAGCTGTTGTTTGATTTTTCTTAACCATTAACAATCTCCTTTAAATCTGACATTTGGTTAGCACTTAATCCGGCGCAAAAATATTTCTTTTTATCATAATCAGAATGTTGCTTTACTTTTCCGATTTTATATTGATCTTTAAGACTCATTATTAAATCACTCAAATCGAATAATTGATTATCTGTGAATTTTCCACTTTTACCAATCAGGCAAATTCCGATATTATTATTATGACCTTTACAGTGTGCGCCTTTTTTATCTATAGCCCTTCCGGTTTCAATCATGCCATCAGTAACATCTATTTTTTGTTTGCTCGAAAAAGGATATCCGTTCAATACTACAAAATGATATCCTATGCAATCAAATCCGCGCTCCCTGTGCCACTGGTCAATTAGTAGGGCATTCCCGAAGGTTGAATCTGAGCAATGAATTATTATGTCTCTTACTTTTGACATAGGTATTTTATCCATGCGAATCTTTTTCTATTCTTCAAATAATTTTTATCAGCTTGATTTTGATAAGCTTCACGCTCAAATCCAACCATCAAATATGCCATCTCTATATCTCTTGCGATTGCCAATTTTATCAAAAAATCTATTCCGTAAATTATGAAAAAGAAAATATATAAACATTCAACTTGTTGTGGCAAATGTATTTTAGCATGTCTTTTCAATTTATCTGTTGGTGTAAATCCTTTAAGCCAAAAGACGAACGGGGCAAAGACAATATCTTTCTTTCCGAATGGAATATAATTTATTGTTTTATTTATGCCTTTCATTTTTTGCCTTCGATTCTTTTAAAACTTTCGTGGTCGTGGTCGTTTTTTTTAAACAGACTATCGTTTTCTTTTGTATGCCGGTTGAATATGTAAGCAATAAGCCCGCCGATGAAAAACAGCAAAGAACCGACGCAAGCCAGAGAATAACTAACAGCCGATAACAAGATTTCAACTCCATTCTCCATTTCATCCCTTCCTCTTTTCACTTGTGCCGAATGGCTTAAAATTATAAACTCGTATCATAAACATGACCATATACTTTTAAACTTACTGTATCAGCATTTGTTGTTGAGCTTGTGAATCTTGCACTAATTCTGGCATTTGCTACCTGTTGCGGGATTTGAACCGGCATTGCATTTTCTCTTGAAAAATTTGACGTTCTTGAAACATCAATAGAAGCAATTTTAACTTCTGATCCTGCACCGCCAGAAAAAATATCAATAACACCGTCAAGAGTTGCAGATATACTTGTAATTGAACCCCAGTGCAAATCAAATGTTTTTGTAATTGTATTGGCTGGTATTATTTCAACAATAGTTCCCGTTTCATTCCATGCCGCGGCATTTGCTGTCAATTCTACTGGAATAGCTTTGTCCGGATATATGAAGGAAGCTCCATGAACGTGGAAATATCCGGTTTGTAAATATGCCAAAACCTCTTCCGTGTTAACTGTAAAAGGAACGGCAACCATTGACGTTAATTCGCCTGTTTTATCATCTATCTCTTTAATGTCTGCCGAAACGCTTGCACCTGCCGGACTGCCTATTGTAGATACAAGTGCTGGAAAAGTTACTGTTGCGAATCCCGCAAATCCTAAAAATAAAGATTTTACCCATGTGAACATAGTATCTGAAGCTGCTGGAACTGCAACCGCTGTATCTGCCAAAACTCCCATATCAACTTCTTTTGAGCCTGCTGTAAGTCCAGCAGTAAGGGTAGCTTCTTTTGCACCGGCTAAAAATCCGGCTGTAACATCATTTATAAATGTTGCAAATACTGCATAATATGCAACCCAATAATCTGCTATTGAACGGATTAAACTTCCTGATCTTGTATTATCTGCTGTTGATCCTGCACCTGAAACAAGGGTGGTCGATTCAACTTCTGACTGTAATGCCATTTCATCAAGTTCGATATCTATTGCATCAACTTTTCCTTCGACAATTAAGAGCGTTACCTGTTTTGCTACGATTGCAGCAATTGCCGCTGCATCACTTCCGCCTGGACCTATTATATCATTAGGCATTATACATCCCTCCTGACTCGACCGGCTCTACCAACTGCCATAATGTAAACATCAATTCCTGCTAATGGGCTGTCAATTATTGCCGTATCTGAATGAATAAATGTTTTTGATCCTTCACTTTGTAGTGTAGGGGCTGCCCCACCGGTTAATCGATATGTTTCAAGCCATGATCTTGGGCTGTTGCTCAGTCTTTTTATGCTTCCTGCTGTGACATTGGTTGCAACTATTGTCCACGCTCCTGCGGGGCATGCTACTTCTACGGGATTAGGCATTATCTTTTTCCTCCATAACTGTTTCATTTATATTTACTGTGAAAGGTGCTGCTGGTAATTCTTCGAATTGTCGTGTATTTTTAATTCTGTTTGCCTTGCCGGATGATCCGTTATAATTTCTTGCTCCGTCATCAAGAGTCTGGAATGATAATTCCACTGCCTTTTCTGCTGCATTTAGTGATTTAACCGGATCAATATCAGGCATTGGCGAGCCAGCCCATTCACAATTTAACCATGCTGTTCGAAGTCTCATATCCTGCCAGCCTGGGGCTTGAATTCTACCGGCTGCGATTTCTTCTGATAACCACATTTCATAGACCGGATTAAGAAAATCCGCTGCCATTTCATCGCGCCAGATTTGAGCTTCGCGCCAGAATAATATTAGTGTTGCACGACTTGCAGAATAATTTTGATTAAATTTCATCAATAAAACTTCGACCGGCATTCCAACTGATGCAGATAAATATGAACAAAATGATTCAACAAATGTATTATATTGAGCTGATGGCGAAGTGTCCTGGAGATACTTCATTTTATCGCCCTTTCTAAGATTACCGATTAACATTGATCCGGGCTGTCTGATTGTTGCCTCTGGTGAAGTTTCCCAGTTTATAGCCTCAACCTCATCTGCTGAATTATTAGTTGTTGATGTATCTGTATCATTTACACCATAATTAGTAATAGGCCCTGCCGGCAATCCTTCAAGCGGTTGGCTTGCATCCTGCTGATCATTTTCTATTGCACCAACGAATGAAGCTTGATTTATTGCTTTTTGAATATTTGAAATTGAAAAATCTGTAAGATCAGAAAATTCCTGAAGGGCATGTGCTATTCTTGAATAACCACGACCCTGTCCGGCATATTCGGGATTATATCCATGATTCATCATTATACGCCCTGATCTTGCGCCGATTGCCTGAATCGTTTTTTCTTTGTATTGACCATCTGAATCTTTTGACCAAATTTTATAAGCAGTCTCGCGACCGCCGGCATCTCTTATTATCCCATCGTCAATCCCGGGTTGCATATAAGTCGAAGTGTAAGCCGTTCCTCTTATTTGGTTCGGGTCAATAAATCCTATTTGTAGTGGATTAAATAAATCTTTTTCCCTTGAATAATAGAAACGGGTGAACATATCATTGTCGCGCTGTTGCCATTTAGAATATAATAGCTGGTTTTGATAAAAATTATTTATTCTTGCTCTGTCTGATTTCTTAGATTGCGCCCACATATGAAATTCACTGGCTCTATTTTCTGCCCATTCTTCAGCCGCTTCGGGTGTTATATTTAACATATCAGAATCGGGAACAGGTTTTAATCTGAGTCCGGTATCTGCAACAGTATTTCCAAATCGGTCAACAATAGATTTTGCAACCGTAGAATCATTCAATGCCTTCCGGGCCTGTTGCCTCATAGCAAAATGATCAAACATATTTATCGGACTTCGCGGGCTTAATCCGGAAGGAAATTTACTGCCGTTATTAGTGCGGGAACCGCCGGTGTAATTCTGAAGGGCTTGAACTTTATTTCTTGAAAAGAATGATTTAATTTTATTTAAAATCATGTGCGCCTCAATCTGATTGAGACTATTCCCATTCGGGATAACTCATTTATTAAATGGGACTCGGTTGCATTGAGCTGGTTTATCATGTCCATGATTTCTTTATAGGAACGGCGGGTAGTTTTCTGCGATCCTTCGCCCGAATCGAATGAATATGACTTAACGCCTGATGCAGCCATTTCAAGAATTGCAGCATCAAGTGCGGCAATCTGTGCCTGTACTTTTATTAGTTGTGCCTGAAGGCGTGCTTTTCGTGCGGTTACATATCCCATATAAACAAATCAATCATATTCTGATCGGTTTGTCAATAGGTTTAAAAAAAAAGTTATGTTTGATACAATATAATACATTATAATATATTGTCAAGTAATTTTTATAAATTAAAATAAAGTTCCCTGTGCCTGTGCATCTTCAATTCTCTGTTTTGATATGTTAAAATAATTTAATTCCTTTTCAATTCCGTAAAATCTACGCTTATTTAATACTGACATTTTCCCTGTTGTACCACTTCCCATAAATGGATCAAAAACTAAGTCGTTTTCGTTTGACCATGAAATTATATGGTCGTTTGCTAATTGTTCAGGGAACGGGGCAGGATGATCTGAATTTTTTTGTGTATCAAATTGCCAAATATTATTCCTTTTACCATATTCTTTTGTCTTAATAATCCTGTTTGTACTTTTTCCATTTTTATCAATTCTTCCATTTGTCTTTACAAATTTTATTTTACTTTTATTTTTTCTATCACATATTAAATTTGTTGTTTTTGGCATCCCCTTAGTTAATATAAAATTATATTCAAAATTTTGACTATAAAATTTATTGCTTCCAAGACACCCGCTACCTGTTTTTTCCCATATCATGGTTTCTAAATTAAAACCGCATTCCATAAAATATAAAGCCTGTTTAAAACTTGTGCCTGTCTCACTTCCGTTAATTGTTGCGTCGCCTACAACCCAAACAACAACACCTCCATCTTTTGTAATTCTGTATAATTCATTTGCTATCTTTTTGAATATATCAAAATTCCATTCAAGAGAATTATTGTAAGTCCTTAAATTATCATAAGGTGGACTTGTTACTGTTAGATCAATATGATTATCAGGAATTGACGGCATTATATCAAGGCAGTCTCCATGGTGTAATTTAATATTTTTCATTATTTTCCATAATTTTTTTTACAACTTGAGTTTGCCTTGTCATTTCGTCAATTACGTTCCTGTGGGTAATTTTTTGAATCTGGGCGGCATTCCATCCTTTTTCTTTTGCATCTGCTTTATAATTTAATAATTCAGAATCAAGAAATACATCGGCTGCACATAATGCATAAACACGACAATCAAGAGATTCATTCCTGCGACCCTTTGCATCAAATGATCCATCACGCATTTTTTCCTCTGAAGTAAGCATATCAAAATACTTTTCTCCGTATTCATTCGGAAAATCACAGAATCCGGGTTTCTGCGGATCAATCGGCAATCGGTCAATTTTAAGGTTGTTGTAAATCTGATTTTTATAATATACTGTTGATATTGTATAAATAGAAATATCTTCATTTATTTTAGATGCCCGATATCTCTTGTGGCTCATGTCTGTTAATTCGTCAACGCCTTCATTCTTTTTCCGCATGATTGATCTTTGGCCTTTAATCGGAAATGTGTTTTGCCATCTTTGGGAAAATTGGTAAACAACATCTGTACTCTCGCCATCACCGGAATCTAAAAATATTAACGATATAGGGAATTTAAATCCGTCAATTTCTCTGATATAGATTAAATTTGTCTTGCATGCCCATTGGTGTAGATCTTCCCAAGCCCCATCAAATGCGTCTGTTATTTCACCAGCAAAAACTTTATAATCAATTGACCAGGTTCGATATCCATAACCAATTCCAAGAATTTCAAGCTCCAGGCGGGGCGGATTGTCCGGATTTGTTTTTGAACCTCTTTGAACATCTAATCCGATTGTCAAATATAATACTCCCTCTGGAACTGTGCCCTGTTTATATTTGCCTCTATTTTCAAGAATTTTTCCTGCTTTCGGTCTTGTTCCTGATACGACATAAGGCAAGCCGTCCCCTAGATTTGTAAGGGATCGCATTCCGTCCGGCATTCTAAGTGCCTTATTATAATCTGACATGTAGTCAATCCAGGAATACATTCCAAGCGGAGACAATAATGAATTGATATGGAATGATCTCCTGAGCCGTTCAGGCCTTGCCATTGGCTCCCATTTACCACCGCGGATCATATCGCTTTTCTGATGTTCAAATATAGCATCATGACAGAAATCACATAAATAATAAACAAATTCGATTTGACCGTTTTTCATTTCGCATCTTAGACCGTGACTACCTTTTTCTGTCCCTCTGGTTAATAGCTGAAATTTTCCACATAATGGACATCTGACCATATATTCGCATTGATCGCCTAATAGGAATCGCCTGTGAATTGTAGAATTTAACATTTCGGTTGGCGTGGAACATGCTAATATTTTCTTCCGGTTGCCCCATCCTTTACATCTGGCTTCAGCAACTTCATCGAAATAACCTTCACCAGTGTTCAATAATTCCGGTGCTGCATCCGGTTCGTCAATAAGTAGTATTCTGACAGAATCGGCACGTTGGCTGGAAGGGCTCTGTGCTGATGCCATTTCAAGGAATCCGCCGGAAAATAGTTTCTGCCTGGACGTGTCCCCTGTACGCCTTGATTTTTCAGATTCAACAGGTGAAATAAATCTGTCTCTTAATCCTAATGAATCGATTAGTGGCTCAAGTCGTTTTGATGCCCATCTGTTTAAAAGTGCATCTGTAGCAGACATAAACAGAATAGGTGCTGGACATGCTCCCATATAATAACCGATTGTGTTTTCCATGAGCGAGGTTTTAATTACCTGCGCTGCACTCATTACATCAACCCGTTGTGTCGGATTCCACGGAGACAGGCAATCCATTATTTCCACGCCATATTGAGTACGCCAGTTTTCCCAAGGTCCCGGGATAGGAGTATTCAACGGCATTATTCTACGACCTTCGATATAATTAGATATATACCGTGGGGGCGGTTCAATCGGTTTCTGGTCGTTTAATTCTGATAGGAATTGTATGTCAGGATTCATTTATAAATTTAATTCCCATATAAATACCTATTGCCATATAATCATACGGTTCCCCAGATTTAAAAGGGTAGCCTCTTTTTTTCCGTTCAGCATCAATTTTTCTCATAAATTTAAGTTCGTCTTTGGTAAATTCAATTTCACCTTTTTTAAAAATATAATCGAGTATTTTTTTATCTGTCATATTTTTTCATCCTGTTTCTGTAGAAATTTATCTAACAATATCTTACCATGTTTCAGAATTTTCCAGACCTCAACATCAACCCGTTTTTCAGCTTCAAGTAATTTGACCGGATCGGTACATTCAAGGACGGCAGCAATTTCAGGCACAATCTTATTTTTAAGGGAAAGCCATTCGCTTGTGTCGATTTGATGCATTTTACCTAATACTAATCTGACAAGTTTTTTAGAGATTAAATCACCTCTTTTGAAATCTGTCTCAATTTTGATCTTTTTAATCGTTTCGTAAATTCTGATTTTATCAAGCTCATTTTTAGACAGGCTGACTAATTGCTGAAAAGTTATTTCACCTGAATCAGTCAGGTCTTTTAAATATTCCGGAATTTCCTGTTCATCCGGTTCATCCGGTTTCTGATTATACCATTTAATAACTTCAGTTGTATAATTTATTTTTCCCTTAGAATCGACATCAATTATATTATTATCGATTGCATGGCTGATTGAATTTCTATGTGCCTTGACTCTTTTCCCAAATTCGTATTGTGATATGGTTTCATTGTTTTCAGTTTTCTTTTTAAGGCTGTGTTTTCCCTTATTGCATTCGGTGCATAATGTCTGTCCATTTGCAAGGGTCGTTTTACCGCCATCTTCATATTCTTTAATATGGTCCACTTCAAGGACTGCCCCGGTTTGAGATGTTGCCCCACATACGACACATTTAAAATTATCCCGTTCAAGGATAGCCTGACGCAGTGCACCTTTGAAATAACGACCGCCGTTAATATTTCCTGCAACAGCCTCAACATTTTTGGTGCTAACTGATTTAATCGGTTTTTTACTTTGCGTATTTGTTGACGAATCCCTATTTATTGCAGTGAACTTTTTACCTGTGTTTTCGATATATTCAAGAACATTTTTATTGGTAATATCGATATTTGTAATATCATTTATTTTTACAGATGGGATCAATCCTGTCTTGACATTTTTCATAACTGCTTGACGACTGATTTTAATCGAATTTGCAAATTCAATTACTGTGTAGTATTTGGGGTCTTTCATTTAATTTTAATTTTTCTTTTTTAAAAATTGCCTGCCTCACCATCTATAAATAATGAGACAGGACTTACTGAGCCAAAGTATTTAGTAGATAGTAATATAATATAACAGTTTACAGGTTGTCAAGCATTTTTTTATTCAAAAGTTGTCAACTGGTTTACAGAATCCGGCAGGTCAAAAAAACGGGGGTTGCGTTTCTATG